TCAGGAAAAAAGGAATGAAAGTTAATAACTATTTGACAAAACTTATCTTTACACGTATATTATATTTATGAAAAAAGTAAAAGAAAAAGAGATTTATAATAATGGGGAGTATTCTGGATTAATTGTTACCTGTACATGTGGGGCAAGGTATCGTACAACGAGAAGAAATTTTAGTGAAGAGTATGACGCTGAAGGTAGGAAGAATTACTGTAGGTTTTGCAAGGTTTATGTTGGTCTTTTTGAAGGTGCTATTCTTATTAAAAACCCAAGAGTTTCATGGTTGATTAAGCATAGGACAAGAAAATTTTTTAGATTGAGATTTTCAAAAGTGCTGTGGTATATTAGGTCATTTCCATTACTTGTTAGGTATCACAAAGAGAGGTTCATACAATGGAAGATAGGGTCGAGGAAATTAGAAAGTTAGTTGAAAAATCAAAAGAGAATGCGCTGTGTCACATAAAAAAGAAGAGAGAGAAAAGAGAAAAGAGAGGAGTTACAAATAGGACTCCGAAGATCAATAAGAAAAGCGATGTATATGAGATAGCCGAAGTATATGTTTTTCTTTATGAAAAGAATTACAAGGTAAAGCCGCCGATATTTGGAAGAAGAGAACTTGGACAGTTTAAAAATTTGATAACAAAGTTGGATGCTGATAGAGCCGAAAAGTTAGTAAGGTATGTTTTTGCAAATTGGAGTTGGATTTCAAGAGAGATAGGGTTAAGTGGTGTTCCGGTTATTGGAGATATACTTGCACGATGTATGAGGTATGCAATACCGGAAGAAAAAAAGATAAATAATGAAAAGAAAGATTTTTTAGAATTTTAATAGGAATATTTGATGGTGTTAGAGGTAAAAAAAATTGAGGCTGTTCATAAATTAACTCCAATTGATCTTGAGATTATGAGGATACCTGCAAGGTATCATTTGTCTTCAATAGATTTTATAAGAGATGATGAGATGAGATCAAAAATGGAGAGGATATATGATATTTTTATTGAAAATGAAAAGCCGGGATTTGGAGCTTTTTTTAGAGGTGGATTTTCGAATGGAAAGACGTATAATGCGTGTGCTATCTTAAAAAGAATGAAAGCGATGAAGGCTGGATTTAGAGGACTGTTTGTTGATGCAAGAGAGATGGATGATGACTTTATGCGTTCTGAGTTTATGAGTGAGAACAAGAGAATGGAAGAGAGAATGAAAGAGGTCGATCTTCTTGTTCTTGATGATCTTGGGAGCGAGAAAAAATATGAGGCAGATAATGTTTTTGATATTTTTAAGTTTAGGGCGAATAATCTGAAGAGAACGATAGTTACAACTAATTTGATTGACCAGACTTCGTTTGTAAAGGCATATTCTTTTGGAGAGAAGTTTTGGGATTTAATTGGTGGATGTAGTTTAATAGTTACATTTACAAGTGATGATAATTACCGTTTGCAGGAGAATCGTGAAGCAACTAAAGGATAGGGTCGAATGACGGTTTCGATTGATAAGTTTTTTCTTAGTAAGTTGATAGAGGTAGCAGATGTTAAGGTGTTTGCCGAGTGTATTACATCTATTGCACCTGAGATGATTAAGGAGCCGGAAAGAGGGGCCTATCGTTTTTGTATAGATTATTTTGGAAAGTATAGAAAGATACCCACATTTAGTATTTTAGAGGATGCTTTTTCCGCAAGTTTTTTTGTTGAATGTGACGCTGAAGTTGGATTTTATTCGAGTGAGATAATTAATCGTGATGTTTATAATAAGATGACGATTAAGCTGGGTGAGATATATCCATTGATGGATAGGGGCAAGGGTATAGAAGCACTCGAAAAAATGAATGATGGTATTAAAGAGATAAGTAGGGGGCTTACTTCACCTGAAGAAATAAAGAGTTTGTTTTCTTATGGTGAAGATGTATGGAAGTCATACGAGAGGGCAAAGGAAGGATTGTCTGGAATATCGACACCTTGGAAAACATTGAATGATACGACCGGGGGTTGGCAACCAGAAGATTTGGCGATGTTTGTTGCAAGGTCTGGTTTGGGGAAGTGTGTGTCTTGGGATTCTATTGTTCAGTGTAAGAATGGAAGAAGAATTACCATAAAAGAATTTTGTAATATTAGGGAGAGAGAGATACCATCTTATAATGAAAAGAGTGGTAAGATTGTATACAGGAATGTTGTTGCATGGATTAATTCTGGTGTTAAAAAATGTTTTAGAGTTATAACAAGGACAGGAAGATGTATTGATGTTACGTCTTGTCACCCATTTTTTGAGTATCATAGGAAATGGATGAAAATTGATGATGGGTTAAAGATTGGTGATAGAATAGCTATTCCAAGAATAATTAGAGCAAATGGTGTTTCGAGTGAGAATGGCGATTTTATAGGAATGCTTGCTGTTATTATAGCAGAGGGTCATACGAGAATAAGAAAGTGTGGTAGTAGAGAGGTTTCGTTCAGTACCGGAAGTAGTGAAATATTGGATATTATGAAAGAGGCGGCAAAGAGACTTGATTGTGTTGTTAAGGAGAGAGGAAGTAGTCTTAATTATACTTTTGTTACGTCAAGGAAGTTAAAAAGATATGAGTCAAATGATGCGGTTAAATTAATTAGTAGTTATGGATTACTTGGAAAATTATCTCATGATAAGTTTATTCCAAAAGAAGTGTTTGAAATGAATGATGATAATGTTGCCTATTTTTTGTCGGTTTTATTTAGTTGTGACGGATGGATTGATAAAAATGGGTGTGTGGGATATTGTTCTGTTTCTAAGAGACTTGCGAATGATGTTTATTCTTTATTGTTGAGATTTGGTATAGTTGCAAAAATAAGATTTAAAAGAAATGATTTTAGTGGGTCTTATATAGTAGATATTTTTGGTAGCAATGTGTCTATTTTTAAGGATAGAATAGGTTTTGTTATAAGAGAGAAATCTGACAAATTAAATTTATCATGTGAGGTAAAGAGAAATTCTAATTTTGACATGTTTTTTGTTAGTGATGAATTAAATGTTAGGTCAAGAGAAATTGCAAAGAGTTTGGGGATAACTGGAACATACGATATTTTTAGAAATGAGAAAAATGTATCACATGGAATAAGTAGAGAGAGAGCGAAAAGTTTTTTTGATATAACTGGTATAGAAGATTTTAGAAGAATGTCTGAAGAAGAGATTGTGTTTGATGAAATTGTCAACATATATGAAGTTGGAGAAAAAGAGGTATATGATCTTGAAATAGAGGATACGCATAATTTTATAGCAAATGATATTGTTGTTCATAATTCGTGGTGTTTAATATTGCTTGCGAAACATGCATGGGAGGTTGACAAGAAGAAAGTATTATTTGTTTCTCCCGAATTGTCGAATTCAAGAATTTTGGCAAGATTTCTTTCTAATCATGTGAGAGCAAATTATGAGTCGATGCGTAGGGGTAAGCTGGGTAGTATGATGGAGAGCAAGATGAGAGACATGGTTGACAGATTGCTTAAGGATGATGATGGAAGATTTAAAATAATCGGGAAGGATTTTGGTTCATCTCTTGCCGCTCTTGAAAAGGCGATAATAGTGACGGAGCCTGAAATAGTCTTTGTTGATGGTGTGTATTTGATGGAGAGGGGAAATACACGCCTTGAGAAGCATGATAGAATTGCTCATGTTGTTGATTCGTTGAAAGGGTTTAGTAAAAAGTATTCGATACCATTTGTGGGTGCGTCACAATTAAATAGAAAGGCTTCTGGAAAGAAAGATGTAAGAGATGATATGCTTTCTTTTACGGATGCTTTTTTAATGGATTCGGATTATGTGTTTGTAATGGTTCAGGACGTTGATATGAGGGCTGATAAGATAATGAACATTCAGTCCATTAAGGTTAGAGAAGGTGATGTTATGGAGAAGATGATATTGAAGTGGGATTTTGAGAATGTTGATTTTAGCGAAGTTATTGTTAAAACCTTTGATGAAGATGAGGTGCCTTTTTAATGGGAAGACTTGATGAGTTTCCGATTAAATATTTGAGTGATGCTATAATGAGAATATCTGTTGTTTATTATGAGAATAGTGATAGGATTGATTTTGGGACAAAAACAGGATTTATGAGAGAGATACATGAAATGACAGGTGATGGTTTTGTTGACGGGATAATAGATAGGGTGATAAGATTGTATGATAAAAAGTTAATAGGAGAAAAAGAGGTTAAGGCTGTAATAGATCATTTTGAGAGTTTGTGGAACAAGGTGTTGAAGCAAAGGAAGAAATGACAGAGCAAAATATAATTAAAGTTATTGACATGATGGGTGCAAAGCCAAGGACAGTTGCAAGCGGTAATGTGATGTGTAATTGTGTTTTGAAACATCGACATGAAAAAGGTGATCGTAAAGCGTCAATGTCAATAAAGATTAATGATAATGGAGTGTCACTTGTATATTGTTTTGGCTGTAAATTTAAGGGAAGCATTGTTGGTCTTGCGTATGAATTTGAGAAAGTTGTAGGATGCGTGGGATTGGTTAGTGAGGTAAAGTCGTTAGAGTTTGGTGGTGTGTATAAGCCTGTTTTTAAGCCTTATGATTCGATAAGACATTTGAGGTATGGAAGCGATATAGCGCATATCTGGCTTGCAAGAAGGGGAAAGTTGAATGAGTTGGATATTACCGAGTATGGCGATTGTCTTGGTGTAGTTCCTAAGTATGTGATTGATGTTAGAAAAATAAGTATAGAGGCAATAAAGGCATGGAAGATAGGTTTCTGGAAGCGTGGAAGGCATGGGGTGTTTTTCCCGATACTTGATAGCGAAAAGAGATTTGTTGGGTACTCTATTAGATGGGTACATGTTAAAGAGGATGAGAATTCGTATTTTCACATGCCGGGATTAAAGAGGAAGAAAATATTATATGGCGAGGGGATGATTAACAAGGAAAGAAGTAATAAGTTTATTATCGTGGAGGGTGCATTTGATGCTTTGAAGGTATGGATGGCGGGATATAATCCGCTGTCTACATTGGGAGGTGATTTTTCAGATAATCACGCGAGTAAGATTGTGAATTTATGTGGTGGTATGCAAGGATTTGTAATGGGAGATGGTGATAAGGCAGGAAGAGAATTGAATCTTTGTGTTCACAATAAATTAGTAGAGCATGGAATTAAGATCAACGTGGTCGATATAAAAGATGGTGTTGATCCTGGAGATATGGAGCCGATTGAAATTAAGAACCATATTGAATCCTTATAATGGATTTTTAAAATTTATGAATGAGAGGTTTATTTTGAGATCAAACGATTCTAAATCAAGCCCTATAATAGATTTTAAAATGATATTATTGGAGACTAGGGAGCTTAGTTAAACTATGCAGACGTTACAATTAGAGTTAAAGAACGTACCTACGGATACTTCACTAGTCTGTAGCTCTACAAATCTTGTATTAAACAGGAGCGAAAGCGACAGTGTACAAGATAAAGTACTGGATTGTAACAATCCCGAAGTGAATCAACGGGAACAAACACCCGGCTTTAAAAGCATTTTGTTTGTATTATCAGTAACAGGGAAACCATTAATGCCTTGTACAAGTGCAAAGGCGAGACATCTTTTAGAAGGAGGAAAAGCTCATGTTGTAAAGCAGAATCCATTTGTAATCAAGTTGAATTTTGAGTGTGAGAATCAGGTTCAATGCTGTTCATTGGGAATAGACTCTGGTTTTAAGAATATGGGTTTTTCAGTGATAACTGATAAGAAAGAATTAATTTCAGGAACACTTATTTTAGATCAGAAAACATCTGAAAGATTGATAGAAAAGGGAATGTATAGAAGAAGTAGAAGAAGAAGGCTTAGGTATAGAAAGCCACGTTTTAGTAATAGAAAGAAGGATGTTGGTTATTTACCACCTTCAATACAGAGAAAGTTTGATACACATTTAACTTTGATTAATACTTTAAAGAAATTTTTACCGATAAGTAAAGTAACAATTGAAGTAGGTAATTTCGATATTCAGAAGATAGAAAATCCAGAAATAGCAGGTAAGGAATATCAAGAAGGGGATTTGTTAGGGTATTATAATTTAAGAAGTTTTATAACAAGTAGAGAAAAGAATAAGTGTCAGTTATGTGGCAAAGAAATGACAAAAGAGAATAGTGGACACCTTCATCACGTTATATCAAGAAAAGACGGCGGTACTGACAAGCCTTCAAACATTGCTTTATTACACAAATCTTGCCATAAAAGATTGCATGAAGAAAAGTTATTTAGTAAACTAAAGAAATCAAAGCAATATAAAACAGAGACGTTTATGTCGATTATTGGTAAAAGATTCAAAGAGATTTTAGATTTTGAGTTTACTTATGGTTATATAACAAATGCAAACAGAAATAAGCAGAGATTAGAAAAAACGCATTATAATGATGCTTTTGTCATAGCTGGTGGTGTTGGTCAGAAGAGAGTTGATTCAATTGATATTGAGCAGAAGAGAAGAAATAACAGAAAGTTGCAATTGAATAGAAAGGGTTTTATTCCATCAATTCGTAGAAAAAGACATAAGATACAGAATAGAGATTTTGTTTGGATAAAAGGTAAAAGATATTTATGCGGAGGTATTGCAAATAGAGGTGTGAATATTTATTGCTTTTGTAAATATGGAAGTAAGAGGGTTGTACCTTCAAAAAATGTAGAGAGAATATATAGTTCTGGAAGCCTAATTTGGAAACAATAAGGGTCGTTAAAGGATGTAGTATTATGACAGACATTAGGGAGTATAACAGAGAGTATGCGAAGTCGCATAGAAAGGAAATTCTCGAAAAGAGAAAGAATCGTTATTGGACAGACCCTTTGTATAGAGAGAGTCTTGTCAATAAGACAAGAAAGAGGAGGATTATTAATAGGGTTCTTAGTCCAAGGATTAAGACAGATATTTTTGAGGAAAGAGTGAAAGTTGTTGTTATTGAAGGAAAGAGTATATCAGTTTTAAATCGTGCGGCTTTTGCACGTAAGATAGGAGTGACAAGGATCACTATTGACAATTGGCATAAGTGGGGTATTTTACCAATGCCTCCTGATGTTGATGATTTAGGAAGATGTTGGTATAGAGAGGATTATATAAATGCTGTGGATAAGGCTGTCGGTAAGTATAAGATTAAGATGCGTAGAGAGGTGCTTGCTGATAGGGTAAGGAGAGCATTTGCAGGAGAGTTGAAATGAGAAAAATAAGAAAGAGTGAAAGAGAGCTTAGTGAGAAAGTTATAAAACTTGGGTATAGCGGGATAAACGATTTTTTTAAGAAGAATCCGATTTCACCGTATACTGTTCTTGCGAAAATAACAGGTGTTTCTTATCAAACGATAAGTAGACATCATAAACAATGGTTGAAGCGTATTAAGGAGGCTTAGAATGACATGGTATAAGAAAGGTACTGAAGGGTTGAGAGATGACATGGATCATTCCTCAAAGAAGGAGATTGTTAAAAGATTTTGGCTTAAGCAAGGAGATAGTCGTAAGGTTTGTTTTCTTGATAATTTTGCATTTAGATTCTGGGAGCATAACGTATGTATTGATGGGTCGTGGAAGAACTGGTTTGTATGTTTAAGAGAGAATCTTGGGGAGGAATGTGCTTTATGTTCAAGTGATAACAGACCGTACTATGTTGGGTTTTATACGATTCTTGATATGACGGGGTATACAGATAAGAAGGGTGTTAAGCATGTAAACGAGAAATTGTTGTTTCCTGCAAAGATACCTATTCTTGAGAAGTTGTCAAGAAAGGACGAGAAGCATGGTGGGTTGACAGGTTGTATCTTTGACGTGACGCGAGGGGCTTCGGCAAAGTCTTCGGCGGTTGGAGATGATTTTGATTTTGTTGAAAAGGTTGAACTGATTAAGCAGTTTCCGTCAGTTGATATTTCACCATATCAATATGAGGAAATACTGAAGCCTGAGCAGGCTGACAGGCTGAAAATAATAGTTGCAAAGGCGAAGGATTCTGAACATGACACAGAGGCAGTTCCGTACTGATGATAAGAGTAACAATAAGTAATATGGCATGGATTAACATGGATGATGTTAGTCCAGAGAAACTTGATATTTTGAGAAGAGTATTGACTATCAAGCAAAGAGCAACGTCAATACATTCGGAGCCTTCTGTGATTATAACGTATGTAGAGGATAAAAGGAGGAATCTTTTTGGGGTTCCTCTTTTTTTCTTTTTGAAGACAATGCCTAAGAAAGAAGAGTTGGATTTAAAAATTGATGTTTCTTACGGTGATGCTATAGATGGTGATATGCTAGGATTTAAGGGCGAGTTAAGAGAAGGTCAGATAGCACCATTTAATTCTTTTGTCAGCAAGATTGATAGGGATGATTTTTATGGTGGAATAATCTCACTGCCATGTGGAGCCGGGAAAACAACAATTTTTTTGAAGGCTGTAAGTGAATTAAAATTAAAAACGCTTGTTATTGTGCATAAGGAGTTTTTAGTTAATCAGTGGAGCAATAGGATTAAGGAGTTTTTACCGAGAGCAAGAATAGGTAGAATACAGCAAGATGTTTGTGATGTTGATGATAAGGAAATTGTAATAGGTATGATTCACTCTCTTGCGTCAAGGGAATATGGTGAGATATATGATAGGTTTGGGTTAGTTGGGGTGGACGAGTGTCTTGCTTATGACGCAAAAGTTATGACAAATAAAGGAATTGAATATATTGGTAAAATAGTTGAGAAATTTGAGAATGGAGAAACTATTGATGTATTGAGTTTTAATGAGGTAAGTGGCAAAAAAGAGTATATGCCAGTTGTTAATGTTTATAGAAAAGGGATAAGAGAGGTAATAGAGATAGAAGTGGAGGATGGACATATTATAAGGTGTACCCCAGAACACATGTTTTTTACATTAAATAGAGGCTGGGTGGAGGCAATAAATCTTAATGAAAGCGACGATATTTATTGACTTCATTGCACGTATCCATTATATTTATAAATAAATACAATGGAGGTACGCAATGAAGTTTTGTAAGTGTGGATGTGAAAAGTTGGTTGAAGAAAACAAGTTTGTTAATGGTAAATTAATAGAGTATACAAGAGGGCATAGTAGTAGAGTTGTAGGTTATGATGAGAGATTAAAAAGAGTAGAAGAATTTAAAAGAAATGCACCGTTTTGTGAATGTGGGTGTGGGGAAAAAATTGGTGTTGTTGAGCATGTTATTTTAAAAGGAAGAATTAAAAATTACAAATATTCTAGATTTTGTCCAGGCCATAGCAATAGAAAAATTAACGTAGGTTTTGTTGTTTCTGGCGAAGAGCGAGATTTAATTGTTGGGAGTTGTTTGGGTGATGGAAGTATTCAGTATCCACATGGAACATCTGATTACCCAAGATTGGTGATAAATCATGGATATATTCAACATAGATATAATTTAGAAAAAGAAAAAATATTAAAAAGATTTGGTGCGAATATTAATATTGTTGAAAATGGTGGATATGGTGATTTTAATTCAAGGCTGACAACTAGTTGTAGTCCGGTATTTAAAGAATATTTTAATATTTTTTATGAGAAGGTAGAGAAAAGAAGTAGAAAAATAATATGCGAAAATATTTATGACTTGTTAAATGAAAAGGTGATGGCATGGTGGTATATGGATGATGGGAGTATTTCTAAGAAAAGTGCAAGTTTTCATACAGAGAGATATAAAAAAGACGAAGTGTTTTTAATGTCAGATATGATAAAAAGAAAATTCGATATTTTGACGATTCCTTCTTTTACCAAAGGGAAATATTGGTATTTAAGGATGAATGTTGAGGAGAGCGGAAAATTAATTAATATTGTTAAGCCATATATTTTTGATTCAATGGCATATAAATTGGGGAAATCTTAAATGAAAATAGTAAGAAAGTCTGTTGTACAGGAGCTAGAAAATGTTTTTGATATAGAAGTAGAAAAAAATCATAATTTTTTTACGACATGTGGGTTAGTACATAATTGTCATCACGCAAGTGCCGTTTCGTTCTCACAGGCAATGCCAAGATTCAATCCAAGATTCAGGCTTAGCCTTTCTGCTACCCCAAGTCGCAAGGATTGTACGGAGAGAGTGTTTTTTAATACTACTGGTGACGTTATTTATAAAGGCCATTTGGATAAAATTGATGTAGGTATTCGTAAAATAGCAGCGCCATTTAAGATGTCTGTAAAAGGTGATTATAAGCCGAGTGATGAAAGAAAGATTACGATACTTTGTAAGAATGGTGAGCGTAATAGATTAATAGTGAATGAGATATTCCTTGCGTGTGAGAAGAGTAGAAAGTGTTTAATTTTAAGTGATAGATTGGATCACTTAGATATTCTTTCTGTAAAGTTAGGCGAGTTGTTGAATGAACGAAAAATGGCGAGAAGTATTGATTTCTATGTTGGTGGGAGAAAAGAAGAAGAGCTTAGAGTTGCAGCAAAGGCAAGTGTGATTTTTGCCACATTCAGTATGGCCGCCGAAGGGCTGGATATTCATGATTTGGATACGCTTTATCTTGCTTCGCCTAAAGGAGATGTGGTTCAGAGTGTTGGGCGTATTTTAAGGGTATGCGATACAAAGAAGAGGCCGATAGTGGTAGAATTTATAGATGCCAATGATGAATTATGTATGAGAAGATGGAAAAGCAGAGAAAAATATTATATCGAACAAGGATGGATAAAATAATTATTGACAAAACAATTATTTATATTATATTACTTATTATAAAAATTAACAAGAGGGAGAATTATTATGAGTGAACACTTAAAAGATGATGGAGCAATTAAAAAGTTTGTGCCAAAAACCTCTTTCTTTGAAGAGAAGAAATTTGAAGAGGATAAAAAAGAAGGGGTGTATATAACGGAATCGAAGTTGGTTGTTTCAAGAACTATTCCAAAAAATGTTGCGGATAGAAAAGGAGTTGACGATAAGGATGAAGAAACAACTATCGATATTCACAAGTTTTTGACAGAACCGGCAATGGTTGAGGTAACGTATGGTTCAAAGAAAATGATAGTTAAGTTTGAGCCGGTAGAGGTTAGGGTATCGGTAAGAATGCCGTGTTATAAGGAAGAGGTACAGGATTGTTATCAGTTTGTTTCTGGAATAGTAACAGACATTATGAATAAAGAATTTGATGTAATTAACAAGAGTCTTGAAGCAAAGGAAAAGGGCGAGAGCGATGGAAAAGAAACAGAAGGAACAGCAGGAGCCAAAAAAGAGTGGTACTGACCAAGTAACTGATACGCAGGATATGATCTCTCTTATAAATTCAAAGCTTAAGAAGAGTAATGTCGCAAGAGAATGTAAGATAGATGTTATAAAGCATATACCGACAGGAATTTATAAGATTGATGGAATGATAGGAGGAGGAATTCCAGTAGGTAATGCATCGTTGTTTTGGGGGAATCCCGGCTCTGCAAAAACTACTTCATGCATGAGAGTAATAGGAGAGGCGAATAAAAGATGCGCATTATGCCTTGATCTTTTGGAAGAGTGTAAATGTAAGAAAACAAAAGAGTTTGTAACGGCATATTTTGCCGCAGAAGATATTACGTTTACCAATTGGTCAAAAAATCTTGGTATTTCGGAGGATAGACTTGTTCCTGTTTATCCAAACACTGCCGAAGAATGCTGTGATGTGTACCTTGATATTGTGAGGTCTGGAAAGGTTGATCTTGTTATTTTGGATAGTATAGCTGCACTAATACCGGAGGCTGAGGCTGCTGGTACAATGAGTGATATGCAACAAGGGGCGCAGGCGCGTGTGCTTGGTAAGTTTCATAGAAAGTTGTATTCTGCAATAGTAGATAATAAGAGACAGTTTGGAAGAACAGCTACAATGCTTTTTGTGAATCAGACACGACAGAAAATAGGTGTTATGTTTGGGTCAAACGAAATTAAGCCCGGAGGAATGGCTATAGGATTTGCCACGGCTCTTGAAATTAAGTTTTATGCAAAGGAAAAGCCAGAGTCAATTAAGGATGAATTGTTTGAAAGTAAGCCAATTATTATAGACATATCGTTTTTAATCAATAAGAGGCGTTATGGGGCATCAAAGGCAGAGGGTGCATACAAACTATGTTTGAGAGAGAACGCTGGTAAAATGCCTGGAGAAATAGCTGACGAGAAGGCTTTGATAACTGATGCATTTTACATGGGTCTTTTGAAGAAAGATGGAAAAATGCAGAAGTTTGGTGAATATGATCTTGGAACAAAGGGTGAGGATGCAGTAGATTTTCTTATAAAGAATAAGGACGTTGCAAAAGCATTGAGGAGGGCTGTTGTTGAAGTAATGATAAATTTATGAAATTAATTGCAGTATGAATAGTTTGATATTATATTAAATCTAACAATGATAAATAGGCGGTTTGATGAGCAAGTTTAGATTGAAAATAAAGAAGCAAGAAACAAGAGCATCTGATTCTGTAGGTGGTAAAAGACATGCAGCTTCAGGTGCTCTCTTTTTTGCAAAAGGTGATGGGTCTGGAGAAAATTACGTTATTGAATGCAAGAGAACTGATAAAAAGAGCATAAGCATAAAGGCAGAATATCTCGATAAGATTACGAAAGAGGCAGTTTCCCAAGGGAAGTTGCCTTTGTTATTTATAGAGCTTCCCACGGTCGGTGTTTTTACAGCGAAGGATTGGGTTGTAATGTCGATGGGTCATTTTAAGGAGATTACCGATAATGGGAAAAAGTAGTACGCTTGGAAAGGCCCAATGGCAGTTTAAGGAGCAGCTCAAAAGGGTAATAGAAGAAGATGCGCCTGATAAAGAAGAGATTGATTTAAGCATGAGAGTAAGTCAGTTTGGGTATATTAAGACAGTTGATTTTACCAATACGATGCTTGCCCATAGATGTTCAAAGGGAATGGTTGTAGAGAAAGAAAAGGTAATAACCAAGAGGCTATATCTGACGTTTGGAATAGGCCATGCAGTTCATGATATGATACAGACATTGGTTGCAAAAAATGGAAAGAGTTTATTTGCTGATTGGGAATGTCCGAAGTGTAGAGCGATTTCTACCGGGATAGATATTTGTGTTTGTCCGGCGTGTACATTTACTGGAAGATTTAAGTACAAAGAGGTTTATCTTAAGTATGGGAGTGGAATTCATATTGGTGGGCATCCAGATTTGATAAAAGTTCTTTTGGATTATGAGGATGGAAATGCTGGAGTATTTATTATTGACATTAAGACAATAAATGATAATAATTTCAAGAACCTGAAGAATTTTGGACCTTCGCCCGAATATATTGTACAGGTGATAATGTACATGTTTCTTGTTAAAAATGATATTGAGAGGCGTATTGCTTTTGGTGAACGAGAGTTGTTGCCAAGCGAAAGCAAGATGTTTGGAAGAATTTACTATCTTAATAAGAATGATTCGAGCGAACTTGAGTTTGGAATTAAATATGACGAAGATTTGGTAACAAGGTGTCTTGTAATGTATAATTATTATTATAGATGTATGATGAGTGGGAAAATAAAGGAAGGCACTGATGTTACTGATATGAATAAGACGGTCGTAGAATATTTTGGAAGAGAAAAATTCATGGATTTGTGGTATCCGTTATAGATATTTCAACCTGGTGGTCGGAATTGGATATGGAAAAGGAAAATGTATGACATAAACAATGTATGCATTACTGGTAGGGTAAATTCGGTTAATTTTGGTGAGACGAGGAATGATGTACCGGCCTGCTCTTTTACGTTAAGGTCGCTTGCCCCGAAATCTTCTCAACCTTTACTTGTGAGAGTTAATGTTTATGGAGAATATGCGAAGAGATGTATAGGAAGTCTCAAGCGTGGTGTCTATGTATTTGTAAAGGGAGAGCTGATGTCAAGAAGAAAGGCCGAGGGAGATATAACTTTTATAGATATTCGTTGTTCGGATATTATTTGGGCCGATGAACAATTGGCTAAAACACTTGATGACTCTAAATGATTGGAGATGTTATGAGTGATATGGATGGAGCTGGAGAACTTGTTGAATTCACAGAGGTTGAGAATGGTTTAGATAATGATGATGGTAGAGTTGGGACTATTGGGGAGAGGGCTGAGTTAAGGGATAAGATTAAGAATCTGTGTGACAAGATTGAAGAGATGTCGGCAGAGATAGGAAGTAGTTTATATGTGGTTTATAAGGAAAAGTTGTTTGTTTCGTGGGGTTTTAAAACATTTGAGGACTATCTTGAAGCAGATTTGGATTCAAGTAAAAGAAGGTGCCAATATCTTCTTGCAATCCAGAAATATTTCAATGAGGTTTTAAAAGACCCAGAGTTGTTGAAGGAGATGTCCTCTATTGGATGGACAAAGCTAAAAGAAGTGTTATATTTAGCGAACAGAGAGAATAAGGATTATATAGTGAAGTTGGCGCACGAGATGAATGCGAATGATTTCACAAGGGCTGTTAAGATGTATAAGAATGATGTTCTTGCAAAAAAGGATGTCATAACTGGCCGTGTTGATATGACCAAGGCAGAGCATAAGCAGGCATTGGATGCGGCAAAAGAAATGGTTGAGAAAGAGCATTATGTGTCGTTTAAGTTTTCTGATGTGCAGAACCAGAATGTTATTGATGCACTTGCAATAGCGAAAGAAATTTCAAGGTCTGATGTTCAGAGCAATAATATGAGTTTGATATGCCTTGAGTTTATAGCGAATAATTCTGATTTTGTTAAGAAAGACGTTGATGGTTTTCAGACATACCTTTCCAGAGTGGAGAAAGAGCTTGATGTGCAGATAATTTGTATAAAGGATGGAAAGGTGATACATGGAAATGATATAGTTGCTGACGATAAGGAAAATGATAAGGGAGTTGAAGAGAAGTGATTTGTCCAATTTGTGAAAAAGAATCGTTTCAGGATTTGAAGGAGTTTCCTGCTTATAAGGTATGTGATTCATGTGGGTTTTGTATGCAGGAAACACTGCCAAAAAAGGTGTATGAAGGGCCAAAGGAGGGGGGAGTTGGCCCTAAGTCTGGTCATTTAATGAGTGACCATGATAAGGCAGTAAATAGAGCACTCGCGAATGCTCTTTACCAGATTTATTCGCCGAAAACTGTTTTAGATATAGGATCAAAATACCCATATTTTTTGAGCTGTATAAAAGATAGGGCGTATGTACTGGCGCTGGATGGAATAGAAGATGTTTTAAAGTACGGAGAAGAACTTGGCGTTAATGCTGTATGTGAAGATTTTGAGGAGATGGATGTTGTAGAGTTTAGCGAGTGGTTGAAAGGCAAGTTTGATCTTGTAACGCTGATTCATGTTGTAGAGCATTTTTATCATCCAATAGAGACAATGAAGAAAGTTAATGAATGTTTGTCAGATGAGGGGATTGTTTTTGTAAGGCTTCCAAACATTGATATAGAAGGAGTAAACAGGCATTTAACAGATCATCATTTAAGTATACATCCTTACATCTATTCTACCGCTTCGATGGATATACTGGCTGATAAAGTAGGATTAGAGATATTTAAGGTAGATCATCTACCTGGTGCAGGACAAAGCGATTTTTATTTGAGAAAACGCAGGGTAGTAACAAGGATTGGTAAGAGCATAAAGTTATCAGTATGCATGATAGCAAAAAATGAAGCAGAGAATATTACGGATGCTTTGAATAGTATTAAGAATATTGCTAATGAGATAATAGTGGTTGATACTGGATCGACCGATGATACGAAAAAAGTTGTTGGAAAGTTTAAAAATGTAAAGATATATGATTTTTTGTGGGTTGATGATTTTGCAGCAGCAAGAAATTATTCGCTTCGTAAAGCTACAGGTGAATGGCTGCTATGGATGGACTGTGATGATGTTGTTGAAAATCCAGAAGAAATATTAAAAATGATGAAAGAGCCTTATGATTCTTTTGGATGTAATCTTTTGTATGGAAGTGAAGTGTTTCAGCATTCAAGATTATTTAGAAATGGAATGGGGATACACTTTAGAGGTAGGGTGCATGAGTATCCTGTTTTAATTGGTAGGAACAAGAAATTTTCAGATTTGAATGTACGTCATAAAACGCATAAGGTGTGTGCTGAGAATAGGGGTGATAGGAACCTACGGATATTGCTTAAAGAGAACGAAGACAACCCAAATGATTCAAGAACGTTGTTTTATTTAGCAACATCGTTGAAGGATGTTGGAAGATTTGACGAAGCTGTTGGGATGTTTTTGAGGTACCAGCATTATTCTACTTTTGCGGAAGAAAAATTCATGTCGCAGAAGTACATTGGACAGACGTACATGCAATTGAAAATGTACACTCTTGCTATAGAGGCTTTTGAGAAATGTGCATGGTTTGACGCTGGATGGAAGGAGCCGATTTATTACATTGGAGAATGTTATTTCTATCTTGGAAGATATGAAGATTGTGTTAAGAAGATGTATGAGTGCATTAATCTTGAAGAGAAGAAAAAGGTTTTATGGAAAGAGACAACGATTTATTCTCATGCGCCATACAGATATTTATTTGCCTGTTTTGATATACAGGGAAATTATTTGCAGGCTTGGAAACATGCGAAGAAGGCATTCGAGTTATGTCCGGATGATGAATGGCTTAAAAATAGGGTAGAATATTTCTATGGATTAATGCCGAAGAGCGAAGTTAAGGACGCTATAAAGGTAATTGAATGTTACCGATGGGGTGCTATTGGCGACTGTTTGATGACAACGGCAGCACTGAGGGGATTGAAGGAAAAGTATAAGGGATGTAAGATAAGGTACATTACTCACCCGAATAATTTTGGAATATTAGAGGGAAATAAGTATATAGATGAATTGGTATCGGAGTCAAAGTTTGATGCGGATGTGAAAATTTATTTCTCGTATCCAGACAAGAATTCGTCTTTGAAGAACGAAGGCTGGCCTGAAAAGCCACTGTCAAGGCATTTGGTGAAAATATTCAATGAGTGCGCTGGATTGCCTGATAATAGTATGGATTTGGAATGCACATTGAGTTCTGACGAAGAGATGGTTGGTATGAGTACCGCAAGATTTTCTAAGCCAATTTTTAAGGGGTATGTGACAATGCATATTCAGTCTGGTTGGTCTGTCTATAAGGATTGGATATATGATAGATGGGTTGATATTGCCAAGTATTTAAGAGAGATACATTATATGCCGGTTCAGATCGGAGGCATACAGGAAAGATTGCTTCCAGAGGTTAGTAATTTTATAGGACGGTCTTTTAAGGAGGCTGTGTCTTTAATAAAGCATTCAGATTTACATATAGGAATAGATAGTTTTACGAATCATGCGTCTTTTGCGGTTAAGAAAAAGTCAATAATTTTGTTCGGAAGTACCGAGCCGATTGGTTTTGGATATGACCAGAATGTTAATATTTATAAAGGTATTGATTGTCAACCATGTCATAGAGAGAATCCAGACGTATCCAAGGTTAGTGGTGGGGAATGTCCTATTGATGGAAAATGTATGAAGGATATATCTGTTGAAGATGTTAAGAAAGAAATAGATAACATTTTAGGAGTGGAGGTTTTGTGTGATTGAAGGAATACGGGAGAATGAGCATAGGAAGATTGCTATTGATAAGATTGTTCCGAATGTGTGGAATGTTAATAAAATGGATGATATTGAGTTTGCAAGGCTTGTTCAGGAGATTAGAGAGCTTGGATTTATAACCCCAATAGATGTTGTTCCAATAGAGGGACCGGAGGAGAAGTATAGAATCATAGGTGGACAGCATAGATGGGAAGCGTCAAAGGTTTTGGGGTATACTGAAATTGATTGCACTGTTGTTACAGATGAAAAGTGGAAAGATGAGGATTTGCAAAAGCTTGTCAGCGTTAGACTTAATATCATTCATGGAAAGATAGACCCTGAGAAATTTGCTGTTTTGTACGATGAGATGGAAAAGAAGTATGGGTCAGAGTCATTAATGGATTTGATGGGTTTTACGGATAAGTTTGCTTGGGATAAATTGACTTCGAGCATAAGAGACTCTCTTGAAAGTTCTGGGATGACAAAGAAGCAGATAGAGAAGTTTGATGAGTCAATGAAGGAAATAAAAACAGTAGACGGTCTTAGTTCTGTTCTTAATAAGATATTTAATGAGCATGGTGATACTCTGCGGTTTAATTTCGTTTCTTTTAGTTTTGGGTCAAAAGAGGGTATATTTGTAATGTGTGAGGATGGTGCTGTTTATAATTCCGTGAAGAGTCTTTTGGATACTGCAAAGGAGAAGAATATAAAGGCTGATACTGCTATTGGTAAGTTTGTGAAGAATTGGAAGGATACCGGAATTGATGATATAGAGCCTAATGTGGACATTGTTGAAAACACAGAAGGGGCTGAGTATTAATGGCTTTTGGAGATACTATAAAGATTAGAAAAGATGCTCTTGATGAGGCGAGGGATGAGATTTCTCTTAAGGATGATCCAAAGAAATCCGTAAGAGTATCAGATAGGTTTGACGAGCTTCGAGCACTTGAATGCTTTGATATGGTAAAAAGTAGGCTTTTGCATGGTCATACTCCCGGTGATGTTGCCAAGTTTATTATTGATGAGGCAAAAGAGTTTGACAAGTTTACAAGGATAAGGACAAAAGAGAGTCTGCGTGATCTTCTTTACGATTTTAAGGGTACATTTAAGGCGAGCGAGATTTTATCTAAAACACTTCCAGAATCTATTACAGAGCTTAAGAAAAAGATGGAGGATGGAGTTGATGAGATCAAAGAGCTTGAATATTTATATACGTTGCAGAAGGATAGAATAGAGATAGATTATGCAACAGAAAAAAAGATTCATAAATTATTTAAGACTACTGGGAATGAAATAGCTATAGCTATGGGTATATTAAAGATAACGGCTAATTTAAAGCAGGATTTGGGTTTGATGAGGCGTGATCTTGGCACAGTAGAGGTTGACCATACATTGAGGACAGAATTTCCATATAAGAGTAAGGCTATTGAAGAGGTGATGCGCGATCCTGTTTCGCGTGGAAAGGTGATAGGTGCGGTAAGGAGGTTGCTTGCGAGGCCGGATTTATCTGGAGATATTATTAAAGGGTTTGGTGATGTAAGTGGCGCGGAACCGGTAGATGTAGAGGTTATAAATGAAGAAAAGAAAGAAATAAGCGATGCTTCTGAGTGATGGGGAAAGAGTCAGGACTAAAAGAACTGACGATGAAGTGATTGATATTTTGAGGACTGATTTTGAGAAAATGAGTCCAAGGGAGAGGGAATGCCTGCTTCAGATTCTTGAAGATTTTGAGTCAAAAGGAAGAAGTGTAGCGTTAGATGTTGGAGAGAAGGAGCAGTACGATGAAATACCTGTTCCAATGAAACAGTGGATGGAGGATGATTATTATTTTGGTAGGCCATGCGAAGGATTATGGCAATCCATTAGGGAAGACCTTTTGGAGATACATAGTGGTGATTATAACGAAGTTATTTTGTCAGGGGCTATCGGCGTGGGCAAATGTTTAAGCGAAGATTCTGATATTTATGATATAAATAGTGGTAAAAGAGTAGAAATAAAGGACTGGAAAAGTGATAGATCAATAATTCAGTCATTCAGTGTATTTGGGGAATCGAAAAAGACAATATCAACAGGGCATGTTTTTTCTGGCGAGAAGAGTTGTATAGAGATTGTTACAAGAAGTGGTAAGAGATTGATTTGTACCTCAAACCATCCACTTCTTACAAGAAACGGATGGGTTGATGCAGGTAGTTGTTGTGGTAAATTGATAGCTACTCCAAGGTTTGTTCCAAGGCCAATAAACGAGTTAAAAATTAGTGATGCTGAAGTTGTATTTGTTGCTTACATGCTTGCAGAGGGGGCATGTACTTCGGGTAATTTTGGTTTCACCAATTTTGATGATTGTATAGTCGAAGAGTTTAGATTTGTGGCGACTTCTTTGGCTGATTTTAGAAAGAATGATAAGTGGCATCAAAGAGGAAAAGCAGGAGTATCTGAGAAAAAGCGTGGTACTTATTATCCAAGAGGATGTAAGTGGATTAAGAGAAAGTACAAAGAACTTAATGTTTTATCGAAGAATAAAAGAATACCGGCGATTTTTTATGGGCTTTCTGATAGGCAATTAGGTTTATTTATTAATAGGTTATTTGCATGTGATGGATGGATTGGTAAGTCTCCGTACTCTGTTTCTATAACATTGGCAAGCGAAAAATTTATAGATGATATTCAGTTTTTACTGCTTAGATTTGGTATTCATTCTGCGAAGTCTTCTACACCTAAAAAGATAAAAGAGAAGAAGTTTGATGCGTGGACGTTGAATGTTTTAGGTGAAGAGGTTAAGACATTTTTTGACAATATTGGATTTATACGTGCTAAAGAGGAAAAGTGTAAAGATGCATTGTTAATGTGTAATTCTGTTAAGCATAATACTAATGTTGATATAGTTCCTGTTGGATATGAAGAGATGAAGGAGATAAGAAAAGATGTTGGAGGTATTTCAAAGGAAGTGTGGTATAAAATAAGAGTTCCAAAGGGACAGCATTATGGAAGAAAGGGTTTTGCTAAGTTGTGCGAGTCTCTTTCTCTTGGTGATAAGTGGAAGTGGTTAGTGGGAGATATTTATTGGGATGAAGCAGTTAGTATTAAGGATGCTGGCAAGAGAAAAGTATACGATATAGAGGTTAATAAAAATAGGAATTTTGTTGCAAATGGGATTATTGTTCATAATTCGACTCTCGGAGAAATTTCGTTATGTAGGCAGCTTTATGAGATTGGTTGTTTAAGAAATCCGCAGAGGACGTATGGGTTAAGATCAGGGAGTACAATTGCTCTTGTTAATTTCTCTGTGTCGGAGAAATTGGCTCAAAAAGTAGTATTTGACGCGATAAGTGAAAATATTAAAATGAGTCCGTGGTTTAGTAAGAATTTTAACCCTGAGAGAACAAAGTCTGAGTTGCGATTTCCGAAAAATATATGGGTTACATGCAGTTCAAGTTCTCCTCATTCCGTGCTTGGTCTTAATGTTATTGCAGCGATACTTGATGAAACTAATTTCATGGGTGAATTGTCCAAAGAGCAGAGATCAGGATATAAAAAATGGGAGCATATAGATAATGCACAGATTCTCTATACGTCAATTAAGAGGAGGATTAAGTCACGATTTGAGATGTTTGGAAGATTGCCCGGTATTCTGTTGCTTATTTCTTCAAAGCGTACTGTTTCAGATTTTACCGAGAGAAGAATTTTAGAGGCAAGTGATGAGAGACATGTTTTTGTATCAGAAAGATCGTTGTGGGAGGCAAAGCCTGAGAGATATGAAGGAGCATTGAGGTTTAAAGTTATTGTTGGGAATGAAAATTTTGGATCGAGGATTGTTAGGTATGACGAAGACTTGGTAGAGGCTAAAGAAAAAGAGTGCAGGGTAATAGATGTTCCTGTTGATTTCAAGTCTGATTTTGAGAAAGATTTAGACCAGAGTTTAAGGGATTTGGCGGGAGTTGCAACTGAGTCAGTTTATCCTTTTATCAGGAAGCGTGAGAAGATAGAAGAATGTATTGATTTGACGGCAGTGCATCCTTGTGTTAGTGTTCAGTGGGTGTTTGGGGAGCCGCTTGAGATACAGTGGGAGAGGCTTGTAAGGAAGACTGATGGTGTTATTAAGCCATTGCAGAATCCGAATGCAGTTAGGCATATTCATATAGACCCAAGTTTGACGGGGGATAGTGCTGGGTTCGCGGTTGGTCATATTGAAAGTTATGTTAATGTGAGAAGGCGTGATGTGATGAATGAGATGACTGTAGAACGTGCGCCATTTATTGTGATAGATTTTTTGCTAAAGATTATACCGCCTCCCGGTGGTGAAATAGTGATAGCGGAGCTTAGAAATCTTGTTTATGAATTTCATGAACATGGGTTTTCTATTGGATTTGTGTCGATGGATAGTTATATTAAGGCAGACCCTATACAGATTTTGAGTAGCAAAGGGTTTAAGGCGGCGCATGTTAGTATGGATTTATCTGTTATTCCATACCAGACGTTGAAAGATTGTTTGTATGATAATAGGTTGAGAATGTATAGGTACGATCCCGTAATAACAGAATTGAGGGAGTTGGAGTATAGCGTAAGGAAAAAGAAGGTGGATCACAGAGAGGATTCATCAAAGGATGTAAGCGACTCTTTGGCTGGGGTTGTGTATACATTAAGTAATAGTTCTTATGCTGAGATGCCGATTTCTATGTATAGCCAGTCTTTTAATGAGGACGCGATAAAGGGCAAGATACAAGAAGTGATAAAGAAGAGTTCTGTTGGAAGGGCTGATCCGCTTGATATGTTGATAAGTGATGATGAGGACGCAAGAGATGTCGGGTCGCAACTTATTTATCCCGGAGATTATTTATGAGTATTATTGGCAATATCAAAGAAAGAATTCGTGCTTCTTGGGGGGATAGGATAGAAGAGAAGGCAAAGGCTCCTGTTAAAATGTCTGGAATGGCGGGAGTGTTTGGGTCAAATGATGTGTTTGGGATTTCTGTTGGTCATGCATTAAAGATAGATGATGATTTGATGACAAGATATGCTGATTATGAGGACATGGACAATTATTCAACGATTGCGGCGGCATATAATGTTCTTGCGGATGATTGCACTATTACTGATTATATAGAGAATAAAACTGTAATGGTAGAGGCAGAGAGTAAGAGATCAGAGTTTATTTTGGAGGACATGTTTAATAGGATAAAGATTGACGAGAATATTTGGGAAATTGTTCGCACAGCTTTGAAGTATGGAAATGATTTTGAGTATATTGACATTGGAGAAAATGGGATAAAAGGAATTGTGTATCTTCCTCCTGTTATTATGAGAAGGGCAGAGAAGGAGGGCGATACTGCTTTTTACTGTGACTTTTCAGGAACAGCGAGTCCGAGTAATGCAGAGCAGGTTTTTAAGAAGATAAAGGATCAGCAAGAAGGTAAGGATGTGAGATTAAATGGTGTTGATGCTGGTGCCTATACGGGTCAGATGAATGCGGTATTTGAGGGTTGGCAGGTTGTGCATTGGAGAAATAGATCAAGCAATAGAGGGGCATTTTATGGGTATAGTTACGGTGAGCCTGCCCGTTGGTGTTGGAAACGTCTGGTGTTGATGGAAGATGCGACACTGTTGTTTAGGCTTACAAAGGCTCCAAGCAGGTATGTTTATTATCTTGATACTGGTGCATTACCTCCGACAGAAGCACTTGCATATATTGAAAAAGTTAAGCAGAAGTTGAAGAGAACGAAGTTTATTAATCCAAGGAACGGAAAGATAGATTTGCGTTTCAATCCAATGCCGATAGCTTTTAACACTTCAATACCTCTGATTGATGGAAGAAACATAACAATAGAGTCTCTTGCCAAAGAATGGGATGATGGAAAAGACAATTTCGTATATGCTGTTGATAGGAATAGTAAGAATAGAATTTCGCAGGGTAAGGTTTTATGGTGCGGAAAGTCAGATGGTTCTGGAAAGGCAATAAAGGTTGTTTATAGTGATGACAGCTATAATATCGTTGATCCTATTCATCCATTTATTTTAAGTGATGGAAGTGAGGTAGTAGCAGGTTCTCTTAAAGCTAATGACTTGTTAATGGGATATAACACCACGTTAGATGAAATCGCGTGCGAGCAAAAAGTTAAAAGAATTGAGGTTGTTGAAAATTGTGATATGTATTGTATGAATGTGCAAGGGCTGCATAACTTTGCAATGCTATCAGTTGGTTCAGATGGTGATGTTAATAAAGATTCTGGTGTATTTGTGAAGAATAGCGAAAGTGATGATATTTACCTTCCTGTCCGTGAGGGAAAGGATAGAACAAGGGTTGAAGCTCTTGCGGGGCCTGACTATAATTCAATAGATGATATTGAGTATTTTCAGTCAAAGCTGTTTTCGGCATTGGCTATTCCTAAGAGCTATCTTGGGTATGACGAATTGATAGGATCAAGATATTCTCTTGCTTCTGAGGATGTTCGATATGCCCGTACTGTAATGAGGTTGCAGCAGATGATGAAGGGTGGGCTTAGACAGCTATGTAATGTAGAGCTTGCAGCTAACAATATTAGTCCAAAGAGTGCTGGGTATACTGTTTATTTGCCTGCACCAACTAAGGTTATGGAGACGGCTTATATTGAGCTTATGCAGTTAAGGGTGCAACTTGCTAATGAAATGCAAGAGATGTTTTCAAGGCAATGGATAATGGAGCACATTTTGAAACTGACTCCTTCAGAGATAAATGAGATTGTTGGTCAGAAAGATAAGGAGACGTTGGATCAATCGGATGTTGAAAATGAGATAATGGAAAAGCAGATGGAAACGCAGTATAAGACTGATAAGAAGTACGGTGTTGATTCTAGTACTATTGGCTCTGGTGGTTCGGAGGGTGAAAAGAAAGGGCCGCGAGTAAGAAGGGAGTCGTATTCAAGGAAGAATGGTAAGTTGCTTTTTTCTGATAAGGAGTTTACGGAAGGGTCTTTGAGAAAAGAACGCGAGATGAGTGGTAAGATTGATGGGATACTTGAATCGAATAAAAAATTATCGAAAAGAGTAGAGAATTTGAGAAATCTGATGGTTGATATGGCAAAGAATAATATGTCATCCAAAAGATTTGTTGATTAATTAATTTGACAACGGTTTTACTGAAATGTATTATATATTATAGGTGATAGGTATATTTTATGTTAAACACAATAATTCATTCGCTTGTTGAGGACAGAAACCACAGTTCTATTATTTTCGATGAAGAAGATGATGTGCAAAAGGTTGTTGACAAGGGGAAAATTGGGGATATTGCTGATAAGGATAAAAGGGATGAAACTAATGAAGATAAGAAGCAGAAAGATTTTGCAAATGAAATGGAAGATAGAATAAAGACGTTGTTTATAAGAATTGCAAAGTCGCATGGTTTTTTGAATGGTGGTGAGATTTCGTCTGATTACGTCCATGCAACAAGAGCAAAATTGGAAGTTTTTTCTAAGAAATTAACCATAAAGTGAAATTGATTGCATTGAAAGGAGGTCACGTCATAGTGTCATGTTTGGCGTGATTGATATTATTGATAGGTTGAAACGCTTGATATTTATTATATTATGATTATTAGTGTGAGGTGATTTTTTAAGAGTTTTTTACAAAGCATTGATTTTAATTATTTAAAAGCGTTTAACCTTATTTTTGGGAGAGTTTATGTATACGAATTCAAAAGTTCAATCATTGCAGGAAGATTTTGCCGCTCTTGGTATCAAGGTTGCTCAAAAACCTTTGAATGAGGGTGATGAATCACAGACAGAGAAGAATGGCGACAAGGGGAAACTTGATGAGGCTGTGAAGTTGGTTAAAAAACGCCGTGGTTCCAAAGCAAGAAAAGCGAAGAAAAAAGCGAAGATGTATTATCGCAAACATAAGGCATCCATCAAGAGAAAAGTGAAGAAATTCAAAAAGTCCGCTTCCGGCAAACGCTTCATGAAGAAATACAAAAAAGCTCTTACCCGATTTCAGGGAAAAGTTGGGAAGGGGAAGCGTATTCAAGTTTCTGATACCGATGTCAAATTGGCAAACATGATTATTGAGGGGTACGAAGGTATTCTGAGAGTCAGTGAAATTGCTGATACTGCACAAAAGATTGAGGACGGTATTACCAGAATGCATGAAAGCATTGATGGTTTGATGGATGACATCGGTGCGATTGTTGAGCAGGATGATGATGTCTGCCCGGATTGTGGAGAAGATTACGAAAACTGTGAATGTGAGTATGAAGATGAAGATGATGTCGAAGAGAGTGTCAATGGTACGGTAAAGAACATTGACGATCTTGGAGAAGAGTTGGATCATGCAATGAATGATTTCGATTCGATTGTTGAAAGGCTTGAAACAGAGCTTAACAGTATCGAAGAGAGCCTTGATGATTTGAATGAAGAAAAGGCCGATGAGCACCTTAAGACGGCTTCAAAACTCTTCCGCGAAGCGTATGAGCAGTACGAGGAGATTATCTCCTAATTTGGTAAAAGAATGATTCTTGCCTTCAGAAATGGGGGCAAGAATTTTTTACAAATTTCATAGGTGATAGGTTGGATAGTGAAATTTGTTGAAATGTAGTGTGAAAACAAGTTAAACTGAATATAGTGAGGAATTATATGGAATCCAAAAAG